GGCCATAACGAGATGCTCGACAAGATGCACACCGCCGGGATGTCGGCTCCCGAGATCACCAAGGCGATGGGCAAGATCCAGTCCGCGCTGGGCGACCCCACGGACCCGAACTACATCCTGGCCGGGATGATCTCGGGGCAGTCCCAGCAGGAGCTCCAGCTGGCGATGCCGAACATGACTCGGGCCCAGCAGTTCGGGACCCAGGTCGCCATGTTCCAGAACGTGGCGGCGATCCGCCCGGTCACCGACGAGCAGTACCAGAACGCGCAGGACGCCAAGGCTCAGATGGCCACGGCGATGACCGACCAGGAGAACTACTTCAAGCAGATGCTCCTGATGCAGGACCAGTACGAGATCCAGCGCCGGCGGGCGCAGGAGGACTACAACCTGCAGCGTGGCTACGAGGAGCACGACTTCCAGCTGCAGCGCTCGCGCGCGGAGGAGCAGTTCCACCGGTCTCAGGCTCGCGCCACTGCCGACTACTACCGCGGCGTACGGCGGGCTCACTACGACTTCAACCTGCAGCGGAAGCGGGCAGAGGACGACTACGACCACTCGATCGAGGTCCAGGCCAAGCAGATGGCCTCCTCGGTCTACGACATCTACACCCGGGTCCAGCTGCAGCGGACCTCCTCGGCCTCGATGCTGCTGGCCAACGCCGGCGACCAGCTGACCCGGATGCGCCAGCAGTCTGCCGACCTGGACCGGCTGCGTGGGATGGGGATGACCAACCTGGCCATCCAGCAGCTGGGTCTGAACAACCCGCAGAACCAGCAGGAGCTGGCCCGGTTCATCGGTGACGTCACCCCGCAGATGATCCAGCAGTTCAACCGGGTGGCCGGCACTGAGCGGGTGAAGGCAGCCAAGGACCTGATGCAGGACCCGGGGAACCTGGAGTGGGCCGAGCAGGTCCGCTCCCACCGGATCCAGCTGCAGCGGTCCCGGGAGGACTTCCACCACCAGCTGGAGCTGGGCCACGACGACTTCCTGCGTGCCATCGGTCGGCAGCGCAAGGACTTCGGCATCACCATGGACCAGCAGGCCGACGACTTCGACACCCAGATGGGTCGTCAGGCCGACGCCTACGCGACGTCGATGAGGCGCTCGGCTCAGGACCTGGCGGACGTGGGCAAGGAGATCGACGGCAACTTCGAGACGATCCTGACCAGGGCCACCAAGGACCTGACCGGACACGCTCAGGACCAGGCTGCGGCAGTGCTGAAGAGCTTCCAGAAGCTGAAGGGTGACACCGAGCCCGAGGCCGTGGCTCTGATGACGAGCCTGTCCAAGATCTTCGGGTTCAAGTACCAGGCCCCGAAGGGTGTGAACACCACCCCTGACGTCCGGGGCACCAACGACATGTCGATGCACGGCCCCGGAGGCCACACCGTTGGTGGTATGCACCAGGGCGGTGTGGTCCCCGGCTGGACTCCAGGCAGAGACACCACCATGGTGCCACTGTCCGGTGGCGAGGCGATCATGCGTCCGGAGTGGGCTCGGGCGATGGGCGAGGGCTACATCAACGCGGCGAACCACGCGGCCAAGCACGGCGGGTTCGCAGATGGCGGTCTGGTCAACCCGGACGCTCGGGTCTACATGGACGGGGAGCCGGTCTCCAAGATCACCAAGGCCCAGCTGCTGCTGGCCGAGAAGCTCTCTCGGATGGACTTCCGCACCATGCAGGGCTCCTGGCAGCCCTACACCGCCTACTCCGGCTCCTCGCACATGGGCCCCGGTGTGGTGGACGAGGCTCCCGGCAACTTCCGGACCCAGTACTGGCTGCGTCGTGTGGGCTTCGCCGCCTGGGGTCGTAACTTCCCTGGTGCAGCATCTGCTGGGTCCGGAGCTCACGTGCACGCGGTCTCACTGCTGGACCCGGGTGCTGCACACCAGTCCCAGATCGCTGCCTTCTACGCCGGCCAGGACGGTCTGGGTGGGATGGACTATGGGCCCAACCCGGGGATGATTCCGGGCCTGCGCGGGATGCTGGCCCAGTTCTCCGCACTGGCGCTGCTGCATGACCAGATGCAGGGCGGCGGTGGTCCTGCAGCTCTCCCCCGACTGGCCACAGTCCTGAACCGCAGGTACCCGGCTGCGGAGAAGGCCGCGGCTGCGATGCAGGGCATCCACCCCCTGAACCCCGGCGACATCAGCCACATCATGAATCAGATGGTGAGGGCTAGGTACGCGGAGTCCTTGGAGGGTGTCGACCCGAACAAGAAGCACACCGTCTGGCACGCCCAGGGCGGGGTGTTCACCGACCCGACCAGGATCGGAGTCGGGGAGGGTGGCCCGGAGGCGGTGATCCCGCTGAACGACCAGGGAGCCCAGTTCCTGGCGATGGCCATCCACGGTGCAGAGGCACGCGGGATCGGGATGGGCTCCTCCCCGATGCGCGGCGGAGTGAGCGTCTACAACACCCGGATCGACAAGAGCACGAACTTCACCGGACCGATCACGGTGCAGGCGAACGACCCCAACGAGCTGCTGAACAAGCTGCAGGCTCGCCAGCGGGTGATGGCCCTGTCTCGGCCAAGCCTGACAGGATCGGCTGCATGACATCGAAGACAGGACTGGACTACCTGGCTGTCGAGGTCAGCTACGGAACCCGCTGGGTGAACATCAACAACGGGGAGACCTACAAGATCGCCGGGGACAGCACTCGGGACTCCACTCAGAAGACCTGGCGGAAGGTGACCGCCGACTCCCCGATCCTGGGCGGCAACTACCTGATCCACGCGGTCCCGGAGATGGTCGCGGAGACGATCGGGGTCTGGGTCTACGGCCAGTCCCAGACCGAGGTGAGCGACAACCTGTTCACGCTCACTGACCTGTTCGAGCAGTACGACTACCGGATCCGGTGGACCTTCGACGAGTACCGGGAGTACTGGCGCTGCCAGCTCGCCGATGCCACCACCAGCCGGGGTCAGGTCTGGACCCACTCCCAGATGGCCAAGGCCGAGTTCGCAGTGCCTCGCTACCCCGAGATCACCACGGAGCGGATCTGATGTCGGGCCGACTCACGGTCTGGGGAGCTCAGCAGCTACTCACCGCCTACATGGGGGTCAGGGCCACTCCCCCGCCGATCTTCTACCTGGCGCTGATCAGGTCCATCCCGCCCTCGCCGTACATGTCCGGGAGCGAGCTGGACGAGCCGGACAGCGTCGACTACGCGCGGGTGGCGATCGCCAACGACGTGGCGAACTGGGCCAACGACTCCCAGCCCCAGGAGGTCTACAACGTGCTGCCGGCGCAGTTCGTGACTGCTACCTCGGAGTGGGGTCAGATCAGCTACTGGGCTCTGTGCAACGCCCAGGTGGACGGAGAGAACTTCTTGGTCGGGGACCTGGAGAACCCGGTCCTGGCCACGACTGGTGATCAGGTGCAGATCTCGGAGGGTGACCTGAGCGTGTCCCTGGGCCCGTTCTTCCTGGCCGACGAGGCCTGATGGCTACCGTCCCGATCGTGCCCGGGAAGACCGAGGGCCAGGTGGTTGCGAAGGGTCGCGCACACCGACTCCCGCCGGCACTGCTGCATCCTCCCGGTGGGCTGTTCCCGCTGATGAGCGCAGCCTTCGAGGTCGACGAGTACCGGATGATGTCGGGCTGGCCAGTCCCGGTCCCGGACTGCGACATCCAGATCCAGTGCCTGGTCTCGGCTGAGGGTGACGTGTTGGGGAACCGGGACGCTCCCACCGCTCTGACCACGAACGCGGCGATGCGCTGGGTGGCCGACGACAACTACTACGACCAGACCTCCCTGCTCTGGACTCCGATCCAGGGGAACGTCTCGCCGTGGGTCACCAGCTCCACGAACGCTCCGACCCTGTTCACCGACTACGAGTACACGATCGGGGACGAGCGGTTCGTCGACATGACGGTGCTCAACTTCGACTCCAACACCCACGACTTCATGTGGAACAACCTGGACCTGATCATGGGTGGCACCACCGGCTACACGGTGATCATGGTGCTCAGCCCGAACTCTCTGTATGGCAACGACGACACCGTGGCCGACAACGCGCTGTGGGGCCCGGACTCTCTGAGTGGAGCCTGGAGTCAGTTCACGGTC